TTGTCAAGGTTGACTATGACAGCGGCGGTAAATTTTATCGGGTTATCGTAAAGACCGAATCTCAGTATCTGGGAGATGTCACCGGATATCAGGCGCAGATTGATGATCTGAAAAATGCTGCCGCCGAAAAGGACAGCACCATCTCTACACAGGCATCTCAGATTCAGGAACAGGCAGCCACCATTGAGGAACAGGCGGCCACCATCCAGACCTTGCAGGAATCCGGCAGTGCTGCCGAGCTGGAAGCTGAGCTGGATGCTGCCTATGAGGAAGGAGTGAACAGCGTTGAATAAAGAGATCTATATTGACGCCATGAAAGACAGAGGATTCTATGACGCCAGCGAACTGCAGGCCCGCTCTGATTCCATGACCGGCACCGAGCTGTATGCCGAAGAAGAGAAGATCCCTAAATTTGCCGCAGCTGTTGCGCTGAAGAACATGCTGGAGCGGCCCGTCGGCTTCACCTGCAAGTCCACGGCGGGGCGTGTAGTGCGACTGATTCAGCCCTACGACAGCGAAACCTACAAGCAGGAACCCGAAGATCTGCCGGCTCAGTGGGGCTTTAAGTGGTCTCAGGATCCTGCAAAGGCCAAACCTTTCATTGCTCTGAGCACTTCGCCCTTTGGCACCGGAGATTGCTGCACTCACAACGGCCATGTCTGGCGCTCTGGTCAGGACGGCAATGTATGGGCGCCCGGTACCGTCGGTGTTATCTGGGAGGACTTGGGCACGATTGAGGAGGTGCAGGGCAATGGAGAATAACTCTCTCGTTACCCTCAAAGCCGCTATCTCCGGTGCGTTGGCTGTCATGACTTCGCTTTGGGGCTGGTTTGGCTGGATGGTTGTTGTCTGGGTGTGCTTAATGCTGGCCGACTGGCTGATCGGCAGTGCTGCGGCAATGAAGGCTGGTATCTGGTCTAGTGCTAAGCTGCGCGAAGGCGCATGGCACAAAGGCGGCATGGTCATCATCGTTATCGTGGCGCTGGTAGCCGACTGGCTGATTGGCACACTGATTGCACACCTTCCGGGCATCATTCTCCCGTTTGAGTACACTGTACTGCTCGGGCCACTGGTAATTATCTGGTACATCCTCGGCGAGCTTGGCAGCTTGGCCGAACATGCTGTGAGCATGGGAGCAAAGGTTCCTTCCTGGCTCCCCCGCATTCTCGATATCAGCAAGGATGCTGTTGACGCCGCAGCTGAAACTATCGCTCACGAAACGACTCACGATGTCGTTGATCATGAGAAATCTGAATAACTGAAAGGAGCACAACACCATGAAGAATCCCACCGAAATCATCCTGAAGTACACCGCAGGCGAGGCCACTCTGGAAGAGACCAATGCCGCCCTGAAGGAAGCAGGCTCCGGTCTGTATCTGGATCCTCAGAAGAACATCCTGACCGAAGAGGACAAGCGTGCCACCACCATCGGCTACTATCCCGATCAGGCCAACGGATGGGGCCTGCTGGACACTGGCACCGGCTCTCTGGACAAGATCCATGTCGTAAACGGCAAGACCAAGTATCCCATTAACACTGTCGTTGATGGCGAGGCCAATATGCTGGCCTACATCCTGATTGCCGGCCGCACCTATAAGGTGATGGGCGACACTCTGGTGGACCGCTGATGGCCATTGTGATCAAAGAACAGCTGGCTGCGTCCGGGAACTATGGAGGTTCCCGGACAGCTGCTAAAATCAAGTATCTGGTGATCCACTACACCGGCAACGACGGCGACAAGTCGGCCAATAATGCGGCATATTTCCAGAGCAATGTCGTTGAGGCCAGCGCACACTATTTTGTTGACGATACCACAGTTTTCAGGTCTGTTCCTGATCTGAAAGTAGCATGGGCAGTCGGTGGTAAGAAGTACGATAGTTGCGACAGAACCGGTGGCGGCACTATGCATGGCATCATCACCAACACGAACAGTATCAGCGTGGAACTGTGTGACACTGTCCGTGATGGCACCTACAGAGCGTCCGAGGCCACGCTGGCCAATGCTGTCGGCCTTTGCGTGGAGCTGATGGCCAAGTATGATATCCCTCTGGAGAATGTCTACCGGCACTTTGATGTCACGGGAAAGCTGTGCCCCAGTTACATGGTGGACGCAGAGAAGTGGGCCGAGTTCAAAGCAAGACTGCAGAAGAGAGCAGCCGACAACATCCCCGCAGCCTATGCGGAAGATGCAGTATCTTGGGCAGTTGCAAACGGCATCATGACCGGCAGCGCCGACGGGGATCTGATGCTCACCCAGTCTCTTACCCGGCAGCAGTTTGTCACCATGCTGCACCGGTACCACAGCCGCTTCAACAACGCTTGATTGCGGTGTCCTTGGTACACACTTTAGTACACACTTTGTGTTTACAAGGCGTAATTTAGTGTTACGAAAAGTTAGATTTTCCTGCAATTCTTACGGGAAGTAAGGCTATTTTACAGCAGAAAATAACTGGAGCTTGGTTCGAGTCCAGTAGTCTCCACCAAAGAAACCCCTAGAGCCGCAAGGCTCCGGGGGTTTTTCTTTTTGTCCGGTACACACTTTAGTACACACTTTCTCATTTTTTGCCCACTACGGCAGCGAACGCCTGCTCTGTATAATCCGCCGCTTTTGCCATGTCGCCTGCCATCTCGTGACCATAGACACCTTCGGTATCCATATCCTTGCTGTGTCCAACAACCATCTTTTTTAGTCCGGCTGGCATCTCTTTGTTTACCGAAATGAAGGTGTGCCGGAGCTCATACAGGGAGGTTTTGGGAATCCCGTTGGCCTCGCAGTATCTGCCCCATGCCCGGTAATAATTCTTGTGATTCAGACAGCCGCCGTCTTCTGACGGGAACAGATACGGAGAAAGGATCCCCGCTTTCTTTACCATTGCCCGCTGCGCCTCCACTTCTGCCACTGCCATGGCGGAAAGCTGTATGGTTCGGCGGGCGTTGTTGTTTTTTCCTTGGGTTATCTCGTTCCTGACATTGATGGACTGCCGGATGGTCAGCTTATTCCCCCGGAGATCTCGCCGATCCTCAATGCCCCGAAGCTCTCCCGGCCGCAGGCCTGTAAGCACTTCGAAGCGATATGCGTGAATATTCCAGTCTTCAATGCACTTGCCGCGATATATGGTTGTGGTGACATTGAACAGCGTTGTCAGGCCACTCGGGTGAACGATCTTCTTTTCAGGCTTCTTAGCCCCTGCAGGAATCGTCAGGCCTTCCGGAAACAGTCTGGTCTTGCCGTGCTGACGGCACCATTTGAGCCAGCTCATTATACATCCTCGAATATCGCGCAGAGTTTTGTCCGCCAGCTTATTTTTGGAATATGCTATGTCAATGACATCCTGCAGGTCGCCTTCCGTCAGCTTGTTGATTTTTTTAAGACCTATGACCGGACGGATATACAGGCGGATGAACCCGCAGTATTGATTGGCGTGACCGGTGGATTTCGTGGACTTCAGGTGTGCCTCGAACTCATCCAGCAGCTTTGACACTCTGGCAACTTCGGCTGTCGTAGGCTCTTCAAGCCAGCGATCCGCCTTTCTCTCCGCGTCAGCCTTTCCCCTCTTCCCTTTTATTGAGCTGGTGAAAGTCTTGCGTTTTCCGTCTGTTTGGACATTGATCTGCCAGCGCTGCCGGTCCTCAAACCAGACCGCCTCGCTTTTTCTTTTGGTCATAATAACTCCTTTCATTCTTGCCACCGCGCCCTCTTATGTGGTAGAATAAAAGGGCGCAATGGTGCCTTTGGTAGGGCTCCTTATGATTCTTTTACTTTGGTAGGTATGGGAATTGGCGCAGCCGCTCTGGTGCTGGTAACACCGGGGCGGCGTTTTTGTTACTGGGGACGAATAGCAGCGGGGGCAGATTCTTCTTCAGGCCAGTCCTCAATAAATGGCCGTACAATGAAGCGGTTATCTGAGGTATAAGAATACAGCACATTTCCAACGGCGATCTGATTCACACCCACATCTACGACAGCATCAGGATCTGGGTCACCATAGAGGCCAATGGAGTCTTCAACAATTGTTTCTGCCCCTGGGGTAAATACGGATATTAGATAGCGGACATAGTATCCGTTTTCCTCTGCCGTTTTTGTATCTTTCGAGAACAGACTTAACTCAACAGACTGGATATTCCCCGTCCATTCGTCTGAACCTTGAACATTCTTAAACCATGATGCACCAGCTTCACTCTCCGAAAACACATCCAGTAGAAGTTTCCATGTCTCCCCATTTTTGGTGAGCATACAGTTTGAGCTGGTCGGATCGTACTCTTTCAGATAGTCGAGTTTCATGCTTTCTTCGGCAATAAGGTCATTCATTATGCCGAGAAAACTTCCGGCGTCGAGATCCCACATCTGAGTGTTTTTCGTGCCGGTGATGGTATAGGTCTCAGACCATGACGGAGCTTCTTCTTTTTGCGAGCAGCCAACCATCAGAACGAATACTAGCAAACAAAGAACAATGATTTTTCCTTTCATGAAGAATCCCCCTATCAAATCCATTTCAACAGTTCTTCGTCCAGATAGGGCCGCAGCGCTGTGTCGACAATATCCTTGATAGGCCTATCTGCCTTGATATATGCCAGAACTACAAGCATGATGCGATTCAGCATCTCTTGGTCAAGGTCTTCTGTAGCTGTGACAATTTCGCTCATGGCCGTCGCCCAGCTAAGATCCATAGCACGATAGTACAACAATGCGACCTTGTCCCCTACGAGACGAAGGCTGGTAGTGCTATGCTCTCCGCCGAATACTTCGAACATATCATCCTTTGCTTTTGTACGCCCGCTGTTGTTTTCTTCGCGCACACTATCCAGCAATGCTCTATATCGGTTGGGGATATCGCTCTTTCCGAGAAGATAGTCCATATCGACATTGAAGTAATCGGCTATCGCTTCCAGCTTTTCAAAGTCGGGTTCCCGCTCTCCTCTCTCGTACATATTCACGCTACTTTTTGATACACAACCTAACTGTTTTGCCAATTCTTGTTGGGAAAGGTTGCGATCATTTCTCAGAGACCTCAAGCGATCAGCGAACTTTGCCATCGAAAATTCCTCCTGTTGGTAATCTGACTATAGATTATTATACACAATTTGTGCACCGATTCAACCGAATATTGTGCACAAAAAGTGTGCTCTAAATTTGTGCACAATTTGTGCTCTTGTTTGATTGACACAGTATGCAGTAGGGTGTATTATGCTTTTAGAGCACATTTAGTGCACAACAAGAAAGGAAGTGTTGATTATGAGCTTTGGTAAAACTCTTCGAAATCTGCGTGGAGACCGAACTCAAGACGAAATTGCCCGCGAAATTGGCATTACCAAGTCTTCTTGGGCTATGTATGAACGAGAAGAGCGCGTTCCGCGGGACGAAGTCAAGATCCAGATTGCGAACTATTTCAATGTGTCGGTGCAGTCTCTTTTTTTTAGCACAAGCGAGCACTAATAGTGCTCATTCTGCCACGCCAACCAAATGAACCCATACCTACCAAATCCAGATGAAAGGAGCGCCTATGTACAAATACTTAGCTGGCCGACTGCGACAACTCGGACTGCTGCAGGAAGACCTAGGCCTTGCGCTGGGTCTCTGCAGTACGGCCATAAGCCATCGAATGACCGGCCGAACCCCATGGAACATCGACGAGATGTACACAGTTCTGGAGGTCGTTCGAGCTAAACCCGAAGAACTCCATATCTATTTTCCACCAAAAGGAGGGCTTTCCGCATGAGCCAGAAGAAAGAAAAATACGCCCGTGAAATGGGGCGCCGCATGACCAACGCAGAAGACCGTCTGAACCGGCTGGAGTCTCCCGCAGACAACAGCTTTGAAGATCACATGAA